AGCCTTCCTGCTTTTGTACCTATATCACCAAGTCCTACAGCTTGGTTCATGGCGCTGAAAGAAGATGGGGCAGTAGCCAGAGATTTAAACCCCGACGCAGCAGGAGTCAGAGATTGAAGCCCACCCAGAGCAGGTGCAGCTTTAGCAAAAATACCCGGCGCAGCCGCAGAAGGTAAAGCGCCCAGAATACCCGGCGCAGCAAGGTTAGCCCCTGCGTATGACAAGGCGGGCATCGCCGTCATAGCCGCACCAGTACCCAGCGCAGTACCAGCAGTCAAGCCAGCGCCAAGGGCACCCGAAGCACCACCAGCAAGGGCCGCACCTTTAGCTAGAGCGGCAGCGCCAGCAGTAGCGCTAACTGTGCCAGCAGTACCAGCAAGAGCGGGTGCGAGAGCAGGTAAAAAGGCCATAATTTCACCCCAGTGTCAATTGCGAGAAGTTTAGCACTTCAGTGTAGTAAATCCTACGAAATTACCCAACTTTCCAGTTTGTACCGTCTGAGTACACCGGCACCTTCGTGCTGCCCCCACCAAGAACCGTACTGCCAAATGTAGATACAGAGGAGTCGGTCACGAACGCTCTGAACCCAGCTCCAGACGCTATGGCGTCTGGCAACCCCGCTACTGTGTAAACCCCACCTAACTGAAACTGGATCGTGAAGTTATCTATAGTTCTGAAGTATTGCCGCAGGATGCTGTTAAGTGTGTCCTGATACTGCCGGTCGTACTGAACTGGGGCGAAGGGGAGCGCGGGCGCTTGGGTAGGGGCAAGCGCTGTAACTGTAGGGTCTTTTATATTTGCTAATAGAACTCGTACGCTCATTTATCTCCGCCCATCTGGTCGCACATCGATCCTTGGCACACCCAACTGCCACTGAGTACCTAGCGAGTTTGATTCGACTTTGAAAGCCATCTGCCGCCCACGTACTCGGGTATATATAATTTCCGTGAACTCTTGCACGTTATATGTCTGCTGGTTAGCGTAGCTCACTGTAGATTCAACATTAGGCGAATTAGCTACGCTATAAGGAGAGCCGGGGTTCTGGCGTGGACGCGCGGTAAATTGTACGACCGGGTAGTTAGGCGAAGGTACGCTAGACCCATCAAAGGTAATGTCCGGTATCAGCCGCCATACAAACCCGTAGTTGTGCCCATCACCGATGTCAAAATCGGAAGACTGTATGTAGGCATTTATGGCGGCAGGCGGGTTAGCCGCGCCGTCGTTAACGCCGTTTTCATGAAACACAGTAATGTTGCTACCCGTTGCTGCCTGCGGATACTGGCGTAGCGGTGAATCTAGCCAAGCCGTTCTATCCATCGTGCCGTAGTACCACACACGGTCGAGATAGTTAAAAATAACGTAGCGGTCAACAGTATTAGAGTTAGTCGAGCAATAGAACCACCAGACCTCACTGTACCCTTCGTTAGTGCCAGCAAAAAACTGCGCCTCTTGGCTACGGTTAATGTCTGAAAATATGTATTGCCGCACAGAACAAGGTAGTGTTTCGATACGACCTGAGTACACATAGAACTTGTCAGTGCCCATCCAGTACACAACACCCGCAGCGGTTGCCACAGCGTTAGGCGACACAATAGATATATTGTCAGCAAGTAGTGTAAAGCCCCAGACAAACGGTGGGCCAAGATACTGCATCGAATAAATCGCTGCGTCAGTGAGCACAACAATTTCTTGACGGGTCTGCACCGCGCTTACAATTTCAGAGCCGTGAGATAGACGATAACTACCCGCTTGTCCTGTTGCAGTAAGTGCCCAGTCTGCGTAACTTTCTTGTTCAGACCAACGAATTAACAATGGGTCTAGCGTAGAACTTCCATAATCGTTACAGCCAAACGCAATCACAATCCGCGTTGAGTCAGACACCATAATCTGGTTACAAACCGTAGGGCACGAGGAGTCTGTAACGGTGGACGCCCAGCCAGATGGAGTAACCGAGGTAGGTGACAAAACTACACCACGAACAGTGTATGCAGGAGTAGCAGCAGAACCGGGTTGCCATATATACAGCGCCCCGCCGCGAGGATTAAATATCAGGTACTCGCCAAAATTCATCTGGCTCCAAAGCCGCAACTGCAAGCCGAAGCCTGTAGTAAAACCAGAACCCCAAGTGCGAGTAGTACTTCCAGCCACGGCAGCAGACGGATAAGCCACAACAACACTGCCACCTTCTGCTGCGTCAGTCGCATTAGCTGTATAAGTAATAACAGGGCCGGGAGCTTGGCCTATGATGGTAGAGATGTCGTAAGTGTTAGTTGTTACGTTGCTTACTTGAAAGGCTTTTTGTAATACTGTTTTTGAAATGCCGCTTACATCAAACTCAATTGAGACAAAATACACATACTGCCCGTTAGACAAACCATGTGAATTTTGAGTTACAGTAATTGTTGAAGAGTTAAGCGTAGTGGCAAATGGATCAGTTAGCGTAATAGTCGCATAGGGCACCCAAGGTCCAGCACCCCAGCCGGTGCCCACGGTGTAAATCGGAAACCCTGTATTGATCTGATACGCAATCGACAGCCCCGTCATACTGGAACTAGATGCTGTTGTATCAGACGTTACAGAAAGCTCAACCTGATACTGTGTACCTGAAATGACGTTTACGATCTGAAATTCTTGATTAAGCACCGCAGCAAGAACATTACCGCCTAACGAAGTAGCCCCTGCTAGTGTTACGAAGTCATTAACTTGAAGTGAGTTAGCGTTAGCGTCAGTAATCGTTAGCAGGTTAGAGCCGTTAGTAACTGCTAATGTTATTTGCCCAGAAGGATTAGTGTTTGGGATTCCTTTTAATGGGGTGATGTCATAGTAAGGGCCACCAGCATCGTTTACATAGAACTTTAGATTAGTGCCAAGCCCTAACAGGCTATAGTTCTTAAGCGTAACCCAACCCCATAGCGAACGGCATACACCCAAAAAAGTGTTGTAAGTATTTGCAGTCCAGCCGCCAATCTTCTCAGGGTAGCCAGAGCGAAACCGCACTTTGTCGCAGTCGTACCAACCACCTTCGTTGGCAAGCGTTGTGCCTTCTCGGTTTACACCGGGGCGGAACTGTAATTTCTGTAGTGGCATCTCAGCCCCTTACATAGCAGCTATAACAAACGCCAACAATTGCTCGTAGCGAACACCAAGTCTTGTTACTTCAGTACCACCTTCTACGGGCGTGTTGTGCTTGACCACCTCTAATCGAGGCTCATCAAGGTGTTTGTACTTAACCATCTCTTCACGCTCCCACCATGTATCTGCGCAGAACAAAGCGTAACGATTTGCGTCAAGCCCTTCAGCAGTAAACGCATCTCGTACTTCTTGAGCAATCACACCAACGTGGATACGCGCCGCATCGCCTTTTTCGGCAACAGCATCTTTGAGTCTGAACTTCTTGATAAGCCCCTTGATACTAACTGCAACACGCTTTTCCGCATCATCAAGGTCAGCTACATCTTGTTTAGTATTTGCATCTGACGTGTTAATCGTGCCAGTCGCTGCCCACACCACCGACCAACGCGCACCAGAAGCACCCAAAGTCATTGAGTTATCTGAACCGGGGGTAGTAGAAGATAAGCTAGTATTAAGCGCACGAAACCCGCTTATATCGAAAGCGTAAGTTCCTGAACTTAAAAATATAGAACTGCTGGCTGTGTAGTTATAAGACCCTGTGTTAGTTAAAAATCCTAAAGCCGTCAGAGTATTATCAAATGTTTTAGCCCCAGCAATATTTTGCGAACCTGTAGTTAAAATGCCTGAACTACTAGAACTTGCACTGCTTATCGAAAGCGTGACCGCGCCGGTAGAAGAACTTGCATTAAGCGGCGGACTCGCACTAATTGAAGTAACCCCGCCACCTCCGCCAGAAATTGCGACGTTTGTGATGCCTGTAATTCGCCCTTTTGAGTCAACCGTAATCTGAGCAACCTGCGAAGCGCTGCCATACGTACTAGGCGTAATGGTTCCAACGGTAGGAAGGTCGGACCCTACCAAAGCACGGAAACTCGGTACCCCTGCTGAACCATCAGGAGAAGCCAAAACAAAGTTAGCTGTTTTACTAGCGTAAGGGTTTAGTGTGTCGCCATAAGCGCTGGCTAGTGCAATTGTTCCTGACGTTGTAATCGTGCCGCCAGATAAACCAGTTCCTGCAACGATCTGCGTTACAGTACCGCCACCTCCTGTCGGAGTGTAAGCCTCCCACGCTGTACCTGACGAGTTAACTCTGATTGACTGATTCGCCGCCGCAGTTAACGCACTCAGTGTGTTTAATGTACTTGCAACAGGCACAGACAACGCAGGGAACGAAATTAGCCCGGTGCCGCCGCTTTGTACAGACAACCCTGTAGTGCCGAAGCTATCTATGCAGTTTCTAAACTCCCAGCTACCGCTCTCATTACTTGAGCGGATAAAAACAGTTCTACCAGCAGGAATGGAATAACCAGCGCCAGCTTGGACAGGGCTTAGTACAGTACCTGCATTACAGAAAATGGTTGCTTGATAGGCAGAAGTATTTCTTATTACGTATAGCTTTGTTACCGAAGGTGCATACACATTAAAATCTGCGCCTGTTGTAGTAGATAAAATTATGGCAGCGCACCGCGCTTCATCAACAGCGCCGTTAGCAACGGTGAACGCTTGGTTGCCACTTACAACAGAAACTGACGCTGCACCTGAAATAGCATCTTCAATCAGTGTGCCAAGGTTG